ACAACTTAGAGCATCATCATCATCAGCCGCAGCCGCAGGAGAAGAATTTAAATCAAAATTAGATAGACCTGATACACAACTTAGAGCAACATCATCATCAGCCGCACCTAGAGATGAATCAGCAGCCGAAATGGGAGATGAATCAGCAGCCGAAATGGGAGATGAATCAGCAGCCACATTACCATCAATACCAGCACAATTATCAGACCCTAGACGAGTAATATGGAGAAAAGATTTAAAAGATATGTCTGTAACTTTGATAGTGATACCACCGTTTTCTGCAATAAAAGAGGATCATGCAAAACAATTTGTAGAACAACTTGGGTTGATATTTGATGAGAAAAATATGGTGGTGAGTTCTAGGTTGTTATCAGAAAAAAAACCGATATTTGATATTACAAGAAATCGATCTAAAAAAAAAAGAGAAGATGAAATAAATAAACAGGAAGATCGAACAAGTAATTTATTTAGTTATTTTCATGTAGATAGATTTATTGCGGTCGTTTGTAGAAAAAATAACGATCATATATTATATTTTGTAGATATATCGAATGGTACATTACGAGAAATACTTAGAGTTGATTATGAAATAAAAGATGTTGTATTTAATCCCATTTATTCTGAAGATAAAATTCAATTTGCTATAATAGGAATAAGAAATTATTCATATGATTGGTCTTTGCTTGATTATTCAGATTCAAAAATTACGATAAAATACATTCAAAATAACTTGAATAATTGTGCTATTGCTTTTAGTCAAGATGGAAAATCACTAATTGTTAGTTTATATGATGAAGAATCTGATGATACATCAGTTCGTATCCATGAACTTGAAAATATTGATAAGTATGTCAATAAAGCTGTCATAGGTAATGATCGGTGTGATAAAATTAAATTAAGTCCATCTGGAGACTTAATAATAATAAAAGGTTTATACGGAATATATGTTTATGATGAAAGATTTGAACAACACAGTGACTATGTGGTCGATAGAGATTATCCAAATTTTGATGATAGTAATGAAACAGTTGACTATACTGATAGGCTATGTGAATTATTTATAGTTGATAATTTTTATACAACATTTCTTCAAGATTTACCAAAATTATGTATAGCATTATATACTCTATATCACAATATTAGTTGTATTCACTTATGCGATGTTATTGAAAAAAAAAAATTTAAACAATTTGTATTTCCGAATTTATCTATTAATCACATGGAATTATATTTAGATAAAATACATTTAATTTTAAGTACAAATAGAGGAATTTATGCACTTAATATTATTACAAGTAAAATAAATAAGATTATGGATAGACAATCTCAACCATTTGGAATGATTAAAAATTCAATGTTTTGTTCAGATCGAATAGTAAAAATAGATGGTTCAATAACAAATAGTTTAGAAAATATTGATTTACATCAAATAGAAAATTTATTTGAACTGGATGACCCATCAGCACGATTATTATTATCATCGTCTGTAAATGAAGGAACATTACGCTCACGATCACCATCACCATCACGATCTGAATCACCCTCGACAGAACCTGATACTGATGCTAGAGCTTCACAAGGCCTAGCAAAAAGACTAAAAAATAAATATAATATTGAACTGAGTAATGAGGAATATATTGTTGGTTCAACAGAACAACCAAATGATACAAAAACTTTAACATTAGATGATATTGAGAGCATGATTGTGAATAAACAACAAGATTTAGAACAAAATAGAAGTAAATATTCAGAATCTAAAAAACAAAGAATTGAATCAAATATACGGACACTACAAATGAAACTAGAAGAACTAAGAAAGCCAGGTGGATATTATCCAATCTACTTCCATCATTGTTATTAATATAATTATTTGCCTTCTATAAATTTTAAATAACAATTCTCATCACCAATATAATATATTTCAACTATATTTAGTTCTTTATTTAGATCTTCATTTGTCTCAACTCTTCTACAAGTAGATGTATCAATTTTATCTTGTAATACATTAAATGACACATTGCCTTTGATAGATATATTATTTAATTTACAAATTGATCTTTCATAATGGCACCATTCGTCCCATAAATTGTATTTAATATTATTTATTTCAATTAATCCACTTTTAGGTCCAATTATTAAGCTACAAGTAACAATAGTACAATCACCGTAACTGAAAACCTGCTATTTCTTATATATTTATCATCTACTTGTTGATGCTTAAGCATCAACAAGTAGATGATAAATATATAAGAAATAGCAGGTTTTCAGTTGCGGCTGAGCGAGACCGCTAATTCTGGATAGAATAAAAAAGCGACGCTTTTTTAAATTCTATCCAGAAATAGCAGGTCTCGCATAACCCTCTAACATCATATTGGACTTAAATGTTTTATTGACAGCAAGAGTTTTGATGTCACAATATTTTGTTTTAATAAGATTTGATGGAAAAACAATATTATCTTTTTCTCTAATAAAAATATCATATATAGTTCGTGCATATAAAATAGAACCATCAGAATTAGTATGGACCTTATCAATGTTAATATATGGTGAATGTGTAATATATTCATTTAGATCAATATAAAAAATATTATTTAATGTCAAATGTTTCTTACACAAATTATAAAAATTAATTTTTTCATTATGGTCTTCTCTAGGAAGAAACAAAAATATTAATTTACAATTAGCTGAACTAAATTTATAAATAATTGTGTCAATATATTCTAATGTATTATCATCCGTATTATTGTATGCAGTTGAAAACCAGTCAATAAAACAATATGTAGGGTTCGATTCTAATACAACTTCAATTTTACAAATACCTGCATCATTTAGATGACAAGATCCAAATCCAAAAGTACAAGTAGATACATTTAAGAGTTGATTTAAATAATATGTATATCCGAATTTTTGTTGTGTGACAGATGAAGGTCCGTTTTTTTCGCTTTGCGAAAAAAAAGACCTTGAGCTTGAAAAAACTTCGTTTTTTCTCGCTCAACCAAAAAAAGATATATTTAGTGTCATATGACATACTCATTATAATAAAAATAGTTTTACAACGAACATATCTATAAATACAAAAAAATTGATTTTATAAATATATGATAATATAAAAATAACATTATATTCATATATATAATGGATTATTCTAAGACACTTAAAAAATACATCAAAAGTGGTAAAATTATTAAAGATGATATTTATAAATTTCTTGATGACAATATTGATGACATTGTTAAAAATGTCAATGATGTTAAATTATTAGAGATAATAATTAATACAGCAAATGATAAATATCATAATGGTATATCAGTAATAGAGGATAATACATTTGACGAATTAAAAGATAAATTAATGATATTAGATCCTGAAAATAAAATCTTCAAGAAAGTGGGATATACAGTAAATTCAATTAATAAGATTGAACTACCATATCATATGGGTAGTATGAATAAAATTAAGATGGAAAACACAGATATGTTTGATAAATTTAAAAGACAATTTAAAGGTCCATATCTAGTTTCAAATAAATTGGACGGTATATCAGCTCTGTTTATAGTAAATAAAAATAATTCAATGTCGTTATATACTCGTGGAGATGGAACTATAGGATCTAATATCACACATTTAATTCAATATTTAGATATAAAAAATATGGAAAAAATAAAAGAATGGATAATGACAAATAAATTAGATAGAATAGTATTAAGAGGAGAACTTATAATACAGAAAAATATATTTGACACAAAATATGCGGATATAGCAGCTAATCCAAGAAATTTTGTGTCAGGACAGGTAAATGCCAAGAAAATAGATGGAACTATTCTAAAAGATATTGATTTAGTATTTTATGAAATAGTAGAACCATGGTATTCAATTGATATGCAATATAATATTATGACAGAATTACAACTATTAGTCAGTCCATTTGAACTTGAGACTGTTGATAAACTTACATTGACAAATTTAAGTAAAATTCTAAAAGATCGTAAGGAGATGTCTTTATATGAAATAGATGGTATTATTGTATCAGATATTGGTAATCATATTAGAAATAAAGATGGTAATCCAGATTATAGTTTTGCATTCAAAGAGAATATTGAAATGAGAGATGCAGTAGTTGAAGAAGTTGAATGGAATATTTCTAAAGACGGATATTTGAAACCAAGAATTAGAATAAGTCCAATTAAACTTGGAGGCGTACAAATTACATATGCAACAGCTCATAATGCTAAATATGTATTTGATAATAAAATTGGTCCTAATGCTATTATAGAAATAACTCGTAGTGGTGATGTAATACCATATATTGTGAGAACTATTAAACCAGCTAGAGAAGCACAAATGCCTTTGGCAGAAAATTTTGGTGAATGGACTTGGAATAAGTCTGGCGTTGATATTGTTTTAAATTCTGATGAAATGGGTGAAGTCCAACTTGTCAAAATATTGGCATATTTTGTTAAAAAATTAAATATCAAAAATGTTGATGAGTCAACATTTAAAACACTTGTAGAAAATGGTCTAATATCAGAACTAGCAGATGTATTTAAATTAAAAAAGTCTCAATTATTAGAATTAGATGGATTTCAAGAGAAGAAGGCATCAAAAATAATAAATGAACTAGAAAGTGGATTTGATAAAATGACACTAGCAGATTTGATGATAGCGTCTAATATATTTGGTCATGGATTTGGTGAAAAGAAAATACAAAAAATATTATCAGTTCATCCAGATATAATATTATTGGCAAAAAAGAAACCAAAAGAAGAATTATACAAGATGATTGTTAATATAAGTGGTTTTGATGAAATTACAGCAAATCAATTTATAGAATATCTACCTGATTTTAACGATTTTTTTGATAATAAAATTCCTAAAAATATTCATAACAGATTGATGGCATATACAAATAAACCATCTAACACATCTAATGTTGAAAAACCATTAAATGGACTTAAATTTGTTATGACTGGATTCAGAAATAAATTATGGGAAAAACTTATTACTGATAATGGTGGCGAAATTACTTCATCTGTTAGTAAAAATACATCTGTTCTAATATGTGAATCATATAGTGATTCAAGTAGTAAAATTGAGAAAGCTAGACAAAATTCAGTATTAATAAAAGATAAAAAAGATTTTATAACTTATATGAACGATGAATATGATATATTGTTTGACGAATAATTTATTCCTTACCAATTATGTTTTTTTTATATAATTATGCATATTTTTATTATATGATTTAAATACACTCATAATATTATTTAATTCAACATTAAATGATGCGTCATTTAATATTGGTTTCACCTTTTTGGGTTTTTTATTTATATTTAGTCTAGACAATATATTCTCATTATACTTATTTTTAGCATCATTCTTGATTTTTGTGTTGTTTAAAAAATTTGATCCATGTGATTTATTTGATCTACTTGACATGCTTGTTCTATTTGATTCAATTAATCTTTCCATTTTATTTCTATATTGTCTACCAATATTAATTGTATTTGTAGAAGTATTATTAATCACATGTTTTTTTTGATGATTTGTTTTATCTTTTTTACTTTTAGAATGATCTTTATTATTGTCTAAATTTATGGAATGATATTTTTTAGATTTAGATTTAGTCCTAACTAAATATCTATTTTTAGTAGTCTTTCTACTTCCAACACGATTAATTTTATTAAGCATGATTGTTTCGTCATTTAATTGCATTGTTAAAATTTTCATAGAATTTGAATGTTCGATAGTTGTCATATAATTATATTAATATAATAAAAAAAATTAAATTAAATTAAATATTTATTTTTTATGAGATTTGACGAGGTTTTCTTCTTCGAATTGGTTCATTAGCTGCTAAGATTTCAGCTTTAGTTCTTCTTTTTTTTTTAATTACAATAGGGCTCTCTCCAATCATTGTATTTAATTCAACATTATCATCTAAATTTACAATTATATTTTTTTTAATAGTTTGTGATAAATGTTTATTAAATTCATTTAGATCATCATCTAAAGCTAAATCTAAAGTTAGATTTGGATTAGAAACATTTGATTTTTCATTAGAGTGTAATAGATAATAGACATTGAGATGTTCATTTCGTCCTATTCTTTGTGCTCTGCCAATAACTTGTACCTCTAATTCCAAACTTAATTGATGATAAATAATAACATCAGTTGCCATTTGAAGATTAAGACCAGAACCATAATTTAATGCATTTAACATTAATACTTTAACTTCACCAGATTTAAATCGTTCAATAATTTTATTAACAACAGGTCCAGATCCCATTACTTTTGAAAAAGTAATTTTATTTTCATTTAATTTATCTATTAGACCTTGAAATGTTTGGTCGTAATTACTAAAGAGTAAAAATCGTCCATTTGATTTTTCTTTAATAATTTTAATAGTAGCATCAATTTTAGAGATTTCATTAGTTGGTTTATCATCATTAGTTTTATTTTTTTTAACATTATCCATGATAACATGTACTTCATTCATATTAAAAATTGTTCTACATGTAGGACATTTATTTTTAATTTGTGTCAGACAAGTAATACAATATAATTGATTACAACAAGGTAAAATACCGGGTGTAGCTGATGTAAATTCTTCACAACAAATGGGACAATTATCCTTGTTAAATTCTTTAATTCGATTGGTTATTGACTCTAATTTTGTTTCCAATCCTTTAATTTTATCTTTTAATTTATTAATATGTTCGTTATGAGCTTCTAAATCTCTTGGTCTAACTGTTTCTTGATAAACAAGTTCAGCTTTTTTATTATGAATAGCATTGACGATTTTATTGGTAATAACTTGAAGAATATTTTCATCTGTATCAACATTACAATTTAATTTTAACACAGCATCCTTCATATTACCAGCATTCAACATATCCATAACATCTTGAGGTATAAATTCCCGAATAATTTCCAATTGTTTTGGAGTAAAACATCTGACTAATATTTGATTTAAATTTGGTAGTTTCATAGATTTACTGACATATTCTTCTTCATTTTTTATGATTATATTGTTAAAAACAAATTTATGAACCCTACCAAAACTTACTAAATCACGAATATAATATCTTCTAATATGTTCTATTCCAGACGGTGTTGCTGTAATAAACCATAAAAAATTTGCATTTAAATTCAGATCTTGTGGTAATGTTATTGAACAAACCTCGTCAATAATTATTCGACTATAATTTAAATCAGGAAATTTTTTGATATACTCATCAACCATTGTACTAGAACATATAATTACATCATAATATTCTACAGTATTTAATTTATTAAATTGATATTCATCATCATTTTCTATAATTTCAGTGTCTATAACTGTTAAATTATTTGATTTTTCATCAGTTTCAGATTCAAAAATATTTTCAGGATATACCAAAAATGATGCGTCTGATTTTTTAGAAATTACAAATATTTTTAGATCACAATATGAAAATGCTTGTTTCCATTGTGTGACCAGATTATGTGGAACAATGATTAAATTTGTCTTTAATGGTTTTTCTACATCTTTATATTTTAATGATGTAAATATACCAGACGATATAATTTTTTCCCTTTGAGGTGGAACCAAATTATGATTTAATAAACCTAATACAACATAAGTTTTACCTGATCCTACAACATCTGCTAAAATACCAAAATTTGTCTCTATTTTATATTCTATTTCTTTAACTTCTCGATTAGTATTCATTCTATAAAAATGCGATGTTTCTTCATCTATAATACGATATTTATGGATCATTGAATTAATTTTTCTATTCACTGTTCCAGTTCTTTCTAATTCATCCATTGCATATACACTAGTTAATTGATGTTCCTTCAACCGTATATTTAAAGATTGATTATGGACGATTTTATTAGAATTTTCAGTTAGTAATAAAGTTGTCATATATATAATATATAGTTTAAATACTCATATTGTATTTAAATTATAAATTTCATTTTTTTTGTTAAAAAAATTTTAAATATTGTTTAACCATAAACTAATTTATTATATACTTCTTTTGCCCTTATGACGGTTTTAAGTGGTACAACATAATATTCCAAATAATCTAATAAATTATCTATGTTATCTAGAGCAGTATTTATATCTTTCTGTTTTTCAATCATTTCTAACATTTTATTTGCTTCTTCAAGTTCCTCGTTATATCCATGAGTATTAATATTTGGATCTGAATCACTGCCATTTAAATTTCTACTTGATTCAGCACATTTTAATTTTTTTGATCCAGGTTCCGTTTTACATACTTGGACTTTCATTGACCCATACAATTTACCATCCTTACCAATATAATAATCCTCATATTGTTTCTTAAACATTCTGAAATCAACATATTTTAATGGACTATCCATTTTACTCTCATCTTTTGCATCACTCATTTTTAACATATCACTTAATTCATTAAATTGAGGTGATGGATTATCATCTACTTCTTCAATTTCTAAACCTCCATACATATCAGATAAAAGACGCAATTTATTTCTTGGTTCTTTCTTAACAACAGTATAGACAGGACTATAAAAGGGATATGATAATGGATATGATAATGGATATGGATATGTAAATGGACCAATAATTTTTTCTAGTGGTATTCTGATTTCAAGTTTATTTTTTGCGACTTTTTCTTTAAAAGCGACAATCTTATTGAATATTTTATTTTTCAAAACTTTATCAACAATTTTTTGTATCCTATTTTCATTAAATATTTTTGCATCTTCATCTGTAATTGTGTCAAATGCATGACAATCATTATCACCGAATTGTATTGCTTTTTTAGAAATACAATATTGGTCGTATTTAATTCGTTTACTTTTGGACCAATCATCTAATTCTTTCATAACTGCTTTTGCATCGATTGTTTTATTATTTCTCTTAAGCTCACGCATGATGACAATAATTTGATTTAAAATTTTTTCAACTTCATCTTTAATATCATTTTTAATATAATCTTTATCAGCACCTTTGATATTAATTTTGTCTAAGGAAATATTAAATTTTTGATTTTCACTCATTATTATATTTTACAAATATAAAATAAATTTATTTATATTTATATTTTTATTTTAATAAAAAAAATTATGTCTAATAATATCTATTATATACTATTTATTATTTATTCAATGACTTTAATTTATTATTAAAGTTAATTAAATATGTTAATGGTTGATCCAAGATGCTAACCATAGTTTGGTTTCCAATATCTGCAAACATATTATACATTTTCAAAGTATTCAATATAACTGTATGAACTTTATTGATTATATTTGCAATATATCCAAAATCATCATTTGAAATTGTATTTCTAATTACACAATATATTATATCATTTGATTTACTATTTAATGGCATATTCCATTTTGTCTCATTCATTAATTTTATAAATTCTGGATCTTTAGAAATATATGTATTTTCAAATGTTTCTTCATCTGTATTAATAAAAACTCTAATCAATATTTCTATTATTTGAAATTTAATAGAGTCGGACATTTTATATTTGATTGTAGTTTTAAGTCCATCAACGATCGTAGAATTTTCATCTTCATCTTCTTCTGTTTTAATTAGGCTATGTTTATTAGTATATTTATCAACATTTTTTTTAATAACATCAATCAATACATTATTTTTATAGCTTAATAAGACATTTATCAATACGAACAGATTAGGAACAATTATAACATCATCTCTGAACATCCATAAAATCAAAGACATTAATCCGTCTTGTTTATAGATATCTGACTCTAAATATAAATCTTTAAGACCATCTAATAGTTCTTGTTGGTTCCATTCATCAGTTTGACCTTGAACGAACATATTTAATGGAACTTTAGTAATATTTTTAATATATAGAGGTCCATCGATATCAAATATTTTTGTTGGTAGAAGAGTATATGGTGTAATAATATCTTTACCAATTAAGGGAGCATAAGTGCCTCTCATAATTTTTTTATAATTAACTCTACAATATACAACATGTCCTTGGTTATCAAATCCTCTACGACCTGAACGACCTTGTATTTGTTGAGCTTTTAAAACACTAATATCTTCTCCTAAAGGGTCTTGTCCTAATATTACTACAGTTCTAGCAGGATAATTGACACCATATGCTAAAGAGTCATCACAAATACAGATTGGTGCCTGATGATTTGTGATTAGTTCTTGAACCACTCTTTGGAAAGGTGTTGGTAATATTTTTGAGTATAATATGATACCTCGTTCAATACCTCTAACAAAAATATTTTCATAATTCATTTCATTAGCGATAGATTTATCGACAGAATTGGATAAAAATTTTTTAAGATTTTTAACAATATGTCGCATAGTGCTAACTGACAATGGATTTTTATGAAATGAGAATAGACTGGTAGGACAATATTGATTAAATTCTGGAAGAATAATTTCTTGAGAGTTCAATTGATTTGTCAAATAAGTTTGATATTTATATTTGTAATCTTGATCTAAAAATCCACATATCATTGTGATTTCTTCTTCAGATAAATTCTCATTATTTTTTGCCTTCATTTTTTCACTTGTGTATTTTTGTAATACTTTATTTAAAAACAATTTTATAAATTCGCTCTTTTCTTGATTCACTCGTGATGTAATCTGTTTAGTTGCATTTCCTTTGCCTTTAATACCTCTAGCGATTGAGTCTTTTAATTTTTCTTCATTATCTCGAAACATTTTAATTTCTTCACTCAAATCAATCCATAATTTATTGAACCAAGGAAAATAATAGTCTTCAATGTATTCTAAATAATTTACTGTCTGTTTATAAGTATTTAATACTGCTACATCATTTAACATAAATACTAAAGCAGGTAACATCTGTTTCGTTTTTAGACTTTTAAATAATTTTACAAGACTTGGTATCACCTCTGTCTCTTCTACAGTCCATATAGAACTTGAAGAACTAATATTTTCTAAAAATTTAGATACATCATCTGGTTTTAATAATGTTAATTTAACTAATGAATTTTTAAGATGTGTTTCATATTCTGAAACCATATCCATAGTAATTGGTTTATCTTTCTCAAAATATTCATTAGGATGTAATTTCCACATCTTATAGTCTGGAAAATATTCATTCATTTTAATTCCCATTTCATACAAGTCTCTAGCAGTCATTGCTAAATCACCTGACTTAAATTGTTCTTCTGAAATATATTTAATATCAGCACAAGTTAATGGATGCATTGTTTCCAGATTTGTTCCATTCCATAGATGTTTTTGTTGGACTATAAATCGTTTATTATAAGACACTAATTTAACATCTTTTTCAGTTACATTTTTCAAGAATTCCACAAATTTTTCTGGCTCATTAATAGTAGCTGATAAGATTAGATAAGGGCAATTTACTGTCTTAATCAGTCTTTCAATTGACTCTCCTTCTAATTCATTAATTTGTTGTATCTCATCAAATACTGCATAGTCTAATTTTAAAGATAGACTACATAATAATTCTTCTGCTTTATAAGGTGTAGCAACTATAATTTTACATGTTTCTGACAAATTATATTCTTCTTCATTAGTAGTTAATGCTACATCAAATCCTGAATTTTTAAATGAACCAGCAACTTGATTTGCTAGCACACTATTTGGAACAACAAATAATACTTTTTTTATATCATCTTTGAAAGCACAGTATTGAGCGCATACAGTCTTACCACACGATGTTGGAGCAGTTATTACAACACTCTCTTTTTCATCAATGTATTTAATAATCTGTTTTTGCCATTCATCTAATGATAACACTTTTTTATCCCAAGAACTTACTGGTTTCAATCTATAATAAGTTTCAACCATTTGATATTTAATCGGATCTATTCCTTTCGACTCTAGAATACTAAATGCATCTCTCACAGCACATTTAATCGCCAATTTAATTCTTTCACTAAATATATTCTGATCTAATTCTTCAATTGTTGGTAAATCAAAATCACTCACTATTGCTGTCTGTCTAGCTACTTGTTGTCTCATCGCTCTACTACTCATTCTCGGAGCAGGTGATGGCATTACTGCTGCTTCACTAACAATAACTGCTTCAGGCATCTGCCATTCATCTTTCAAATAATTTAATTCCATCATAAATTCAAACATAAATGATATAAATAATTCGTTTCCTGATGATTTATATTTTGTTATTAATGATTTTAATATTATTAACTTCATTATTTTATTCGATACTGCCGTCTTATATACATTTAATATTCCAGCTAACGATGTTATCGTCAAATTATCACATTCTAATAACTCTTTTTGATGCGATTTCATAAATATAATATAACCTTGAAGTTCTTTCTCCTTCTTGGCTTTCTCATTCGATGCTATGATTAATTCAGCCTTTGTCGGCTTCGACTTCTTTTTATCATTAATCTCTTTCTTCTCTGGCTCATTTCTATCGTTTTTTACTATTGAACCAATATTAATTATATTACCAGATATAGTTTTACATAATGATGCAAAAGTATCTTGATCCATCAATTTGGAACTATATCTTTTTAACAAAGGGTTACCCATTTGTTGAAATTGAACTGAAATAGCCGTTGGCTCTCCAGCAGTCACATCCGTAAAAACGGAATCAATGTTTAAAACAGTTTTATCAAAGGTTTCAGTCATGGAAAATTGTTGCATATATATAATGTTCTTTTATCCTATATATATCTATAAATCAAATTATTTCAATTTTTTTATATAGGGCAATTCATCTGTTATAATTGGCGATGTTTCTCATCGCCAATTATAACAGATGAATTGCCCTATATAAAAAAATTAATTAAAATAATAAGTCAATAGGATATCATATAAAAAAATATTAGTAGTTATTTTATTCTTCATCTAAAAAGATACCATCATCTAAATTACTATTATCATGATCTCTATATTTATCAAAATCTTCTCTTTTAGAAAACAATTGGATTGGTTTCAATTTAATTTTTGAACCATCCGATTTTTGCCACACATCATTGTCTGTTAAACAATATTTCATTTTTTCAGGATCTTGTGATGTATTTTTTTTCTTTATTTTGAGACCATATTGAGACTCAAGAATATTATTAATAAATTTTAATTTATCATTAAATTTATCAAAAGCTTTAAGATCTTTATGTGTATATTTCAACATATCATATTTATATATTATTTCTAATTTATGTTGTTGAGCCCACTCTAGACAGTCATCTATTAAAAATAATAGTGTAGATAGATATTGTTCTACATCAAGATTGTTAATATCAAATCCCAGTCTATGAATTATTTCTAATGCATAAAAATGGTAAGAATATTTGTTTCTCATAGTGAAGTCAGTATAACAATTTGAAATAGCTGCATCATATTTTGCATTATCTTTCATAATAGCTAATTTGGTACTTGTATTTTGTGAATATGTTTTTCCATCTTTGCCAATCATATTTGAATTTAGAACAGTTGATATATTACGGAACCATCCCATTTTTGTTTTATCATTAAATTCTGATACAAATTCTTTAGTAATTATATCTGTGAGTGTTTTTGGTATTTCTTCATTTTTGTTTAGTTCTTCAAGGTCTGATTTTAATCCATAACATTTAACAATATTAAATCGTTTAATAGCATAAATATCTTTTTCATCGAGATATTCATCTTTTTGTTTAATTTTATTAGAATAATCTTCTGGTAAAAGATCTGGTGCTGAAATTATACCTTCAACAGTATTGTTATTATCTTCTTCAGTTCTTTCCTCACGAATATTTTTCATATCTTTAAGAACTTCACCATTAATTTCTCCATCGTTTGGATGATATATAAGTTGGTATGCTTTATGTTTAACATATCCAAAAAATTTAGATGGAAAATTTAATTTATCTTCAATACTTTCCCAACTATTTCTCACATATAGGTCATAAATTGGTTCTT